CCAGAACTCATCATGGCTCTCATGCTAGGCATCACGTCTAGGTTAGTAATTGCCTCACGAATTGCCATGACTGTCTCGTCATCTTTGATCTTGGGGAACACTAGATTAGTTACATAACGGTCTACTGTTTCACCCCAATTTTCCCTACGATTTTCTTTGTTAAGCCATTTGGCATAACGGCTAGTGTGAATAAATGCTTGGTAATCTGTGGGAAAATAAGTGTTCATACTTGACGGTATTCCTTTTCTAAATCTTCAATTAATTTGTTTATGTAATAACGGCACTTCAGCAGGTCTTGCATGGGTGTCGCTTTGTGGTTGTGTCGGGTCAGATACTTAATGACGTTCCCTTCACAAAAGCTCATATCATGTGCGCGGATATAGTCGATGGGTTCTATAGCAGCTTGGGTATAGTGGGGAGGTTGGTTAATCAGATCAGGCTTAGGCATTAGATACTTCCTCTTCATTAATAGGCGGTAGCCATAGGATTGGCTTATCACCGTCCCACAAGTCTTCCGTTAAGATACGGGCCATACGTGCATTAAGCAGGGCTTCCTCTTCGTCACCCTCCGTAAGCCTTTAAGACACCTTCCCAAAGACTCCAAGGGGTGCCTCTATGCTTATCAATCAGCCTACGTGCAGTGACTTCACCCACACCTTTAACACCGTAGTACCCATCGGTAGGGTCGCCTTTGAGTGCTTGGGTAATGAAGTGTTCGTAAGCTTCTTGTTCAGTGATATGAACTACTTGACCATCTTTCCAGATACGGGCATCCCGTATGGTTAACATATCCTTATCGTCCGACACGATTAAGTACCTATCAGGGTCTTGAGTAGCAAGGATTCCCATTACATCGTCTGCTTCTATGTTGTCCAAGATGACGTGGTTATAGTCTTCCTTAACAAAATCAAGCAAGGGTGCTAGGCATAACGGCCTACGGGTTGCTTTACGGTTGGCCTTGTATAGAGGGTTAATATCTTTGCGGTAGTTGGTGCGACTACTAATAGCCACAACCACTTCTGTTAAGCCTGTCTCAGCTTTAATGGATTCAACTTTGTGTACGAAAGCTTTGTTACATTCGTCTTCGTAGCAGTGGAGAGTCCACAGACCGTCACCCCAATTCACTGGTGTTTCGAGTGCTGCGGCTATACGGTACGCTATTAAATCTCCGTCAAGGAGTAAGGTATTGCGGGTCATTGGGACTCTCCTGATATTAGTGGACTAGCTTTAGCTTGAACTGTTTTGGCTTCTTTTCTTCCTCTTCTTCTTCATCTGCCATAGCAGAAGCGAGAGCAAGGTAGTGCATTAAAACGTCCTCATCATTGATTATGTCCACGATAGCAGCGTAGATTGCTGCTCCGATTCCGTTCTGTTCTATAGTGGGTTCACCGTCACACTCACCAGTGAATTTGACAGATGAGCAGTCAGCATCAAGAGTTAAGAGTAAGGTCATTCTTCCTGTGTCCATCTGTCATTCCTTTGTTTTGTTTAATATGGTTGCTGCATTATGTGCAGTAATCTTGAACCACTCGTTATGTCGTAACGCAGAAGCTATCTCTAGCTCTTGGTGAACCTGAAGTTCTACCTTGTGTCTGTTAGTTACTTCGATATGGTGGTGCAATATGTAAGACCTGAAGGGGTCACTCGTTTGATAACTGTTAAGGCGGTCTTGAGCATCCACAGCTTTACCCACTTTGACCCACTCAGGCCAAGCTGGGTTTTGGATAACGTAGACGCAACCTACGGTGGACTTTGGGTAGTTCTTTAGGGAACTAAAAGCCGCATCATTAAATGATTTGTACCTACCTGACTTCCACAATGGGTGGGATTGAGCAATGTACTTACCGTCAACGAACATACGTTTAGCGTTCTTTTTGTTTAAGGGTACGCACCGCCTCCGCTCGTCAGTCCTTTTGTTTCTTATCCACCACTCACCGTCCTCAAACGAAGTGTTAATGTTAATGGGTGTCTGCCCACGATCTGCCAATGTTGTATTCCGCATCAAGTCGTACTCCGAATTTGTAATAGTCACCTGTCTGACGCATAGCTTTCTGAGCTAATGCCCCGAACACGTCACCAGTACCTTCTTTAACTAAGATTTGAATTTCGTCATGCACCCAAGCGCATTGCTGAAACTCAACACCGTGGGTATAGCCTTTCTCCTTACATAGCTGGTGGAAGATAACGACCCACCGTTTAGCAAGTACGGCACCGCAAGATTGCAAAAGAGTATTTAGGCTTGCGTAAGCATGGCGAACTGGAATCTTTCGACCATCCAATCCCTTAACGCTGCCTAACTCGGCTTGCTTCTTAACGTCATCTTGAAGTTCTTTAAGTGCAGGTAGACCCTCTAGGAATTGTTCTTTAAGACGCTTACCGTCAGCCTTTGTACCTCCTACAATAGAGCCAATCTTAGCGTCACCTGCCCCATACAATATGCCTCCGTAAATGAAGGTCTTTGCTTGGGCGCGTGTATCTAAACCTGCGGCTATTTGGTTGGTGGTATGTATGTCACCTTCAAGGATTACCTTGCCATACGCCCCGTTATCCCACTTGCCCATGTAATGAGCCAAGCATCGAAGTTCTATGCCTGATTGGTCAGAACCCATTAACTCCCAACCTTTAGGTGCGTGGAATAACTCACGACATTCCTTGCCATACTCAGCACGTTCACTAGGCACCTGCTGAACATTAGGTCTACTAGCTGTAGCCCTGCCTGTAACAGCCCCTAGTGTGTTAGTGGAATAGTGAATACGTCCGTTCTTGGATAGCTTGAGCCAGCCGTTCTTGCCCTCTGATAACTGACCTAACCTTTTAACAAGCATGAGGTATTCAAGAAGTAACTTAGCTTCAGGAATAGTGTCCTCTATCGCTTTTAAAGTGGTCTCGTTAACAATGACTTGGCCTGACTCTGTGTGGGCTTTTGGTTCCCACCCTCGCTTCTGTAGCCTATCTGCGATCTGCTGACGTGAACTAGGGTTGAAGGGGAGTACCTTAGTCTTAGTCTTTAGTTCGATAATGTTAGGCTCAAACGTATGCACCATAATCTGTTTAAGTTCATCCCTGCGACCCGACAGCTTGGCGTAAAGTGCTGCTGCTTTTTCTTCGTCAAAGGGAAACCCAAAGGTCTGCTGCTCTAGGCAAATACGGTGGATGTCATGCTCCAAATCCATAGCGTCTTCGCTGTAGTTTTTAGAGATGATCTTGTCGTGTAGTTTTACGTTGACTAGCACGTCTTGGACGCAGTATTGGAGCATCTCTTTCGAGTATGTTTCCCAATCCGCAGTGACACCGTAGTCACCTTTGAGACACTTAAGGCGGTAGCCCCAAGCCTCCAACGAGTGCCTACCTCTTAGCTTCGGGGGTAAGGTTTGATTAGTAGAATCAATCTCTCCTATGTTCCCCCATATAAGCCGACACTGTATTAACGTGTCTGTTAATTTAGCATTAGTGTGCCAAGTAGGATAAAGCTTTTTAATTACCATCAGGTCATACCCCATGATGTTATGCCCTATGAGTTCTTCAGCATCTGCTAGTAGCTTTAGACCCTCTTCGATATTCCCTGCCTCGGTGCTGAACTTCTGTAACTTCCGTGTAGTTAAGTTAGCTGCAACTATGCAGTGAATCTTAGTGACCTCATCAAGTAGGCCATTGGTTTCTAAATCGAATATATAACGCATAACATCCTCTCGTTGGAGTGATTAATTAAAGTCTGAAGCACCGAACACCGCTTGAATTTCAGGGGGATTACCCTTTACCATGCGGCCTGTTACTTCATCAAATAGCAAGTAGTCTGCCTTGCCTGTCCTACCTGTGTACCTACATTTAAGTACAGTTAACGTAGACGTATTCCGTTGGGTATCGTCTTCTTCCTGTTGATTCCGTGAGATTGCATAAACATTGTTAGACAGTTGCTTAATGGAGCCTGAGCCGCGAAGGTCATCCGAACTAGGCACGTAGCCCTCTTCAAACGATCTGCCCTGCGGTGCTTTCTTAAGGTGGCTTATCAAGCCTATGTAAATCCCTAACTCTTGAGTGAGCATCTTCAGGTTGTGCATGATTGAATCAATTGCTCTACGTTCATCTTGGCTGTCTTGTCCTAAGTCAGACACAAGTATAGAGAGATGGTCAATCCAGATAACCTTACAGTCTAACCCTGTAGCAAAGTAACGGACTTTGTTGTACAGGTCAGTCTCATCAAGAGAACCAAAGGCATCATAGACGTTAAGCCTAGAGTTACCTTTGTCATCCACTGCACCGAAGGTATCATCGAAGCCTTGCCAGTAATCCTCATCAGGTACAAACTCACGGACATCAGGAAGATTAAGGCGTTTGCCTATATGTATTCCTATGATGCCCTCGGCTGTATCTTCAAGGGGTTCCTCCAAGTGTATGAGGGCTTGGTTAAGGTCAGTGGTCTGCATGAAGTGATGTTGAAATTGTTTGATGAGAGTGGTCTTTCCCATACCTGTGCCTGACGTAAATACATCAAGTTCACCTAAGCGTATGCCGTAAGATTTTTGATTCATCCCTTCCATGAAATCAGGCCAAGCATAGCTTTGAATTTCAGGACGATCTTCTAATCTCTTACGTAGCTGTGAGCCACTGACAATACCTGCTGGTGAGTATGGTTCTGCACCCCACATGGCGGTGACAATCTCAGCACTTAATCCACGCTGTAGCATATCGCTGGCATCTTTCTGAGGTAGCCTAGCAATATGAGCCTTACGTGGAGGGAACAGTTCAGCAACTTTACGGGCAGCTTCTTGGCCCACATCGTCCATATCAAACATGATGTTCACACGGTCAAACGTGAGAAGCCATTCAATATTAGAACGCACTTGTTTGACTGCTGAAGCACAGCCATGACTTAAGGATACCGTAGGCCACTTATTCCCCTGCGCTTGACTAGCGGAAAGGGCATCTAACTCTCCCTCTACGATTGTCACCATCTTGCCACCACTAGGCCACAACCATTGACCATAAAGGGGGATGTTCTTAGTGTCTCCCAAGAACAAGAAGTCTTTGTTAGGGAAGCGTATCTTCTGCGCTATCGTCTGACCTTTCTTGTCCTTGTAATTAGCCACTTGGACTGCCGTACCTTTATAGTCGGACTTGGTGTAATCCCACAATACACACGTGCTGGCATCAAGCTTGCGCTTGTTCATATACACATGTTCGCCCTTGGGGATTAAACCTTGCTGCATCGGTGCCACCTCTCTGTTTGTCTGTTCGACATCTTCTGGAATATTTGAGTCACATGCAAAGCAATGACCCCACCCGTTACTATAGACGTGATAAGCGTCTGAACTTGTACACTTCGGGCAGGGTAACTTCCCTGCTAGGAGGTACGAATCTCCTTGATCTGACTCATCCATTCGCTCACCTCAAATACTGGACATGATTTATTCTGATCTAGGTCGTTATGACCAACTACTGCTGCATTGGGATAGATTTTAGTCATCACATCTACGAGTGAGTCTAAAGTGTCCCATTGCTTCTGAGTGAAGTTAGCCTCNGCATCACCGTCTTCATCCATNCCNCCNACNANGCAAATCCCAAAACTATTNTGATTAAANGCCTTAACGTGCGCCCCACACTCATTCATTGCGCGTCCGTTTTCGATGGTTCCATCACGCCTNATAATCATGTNNTANCCGCACCCAAGCCAGCCCCGCCTCTTGTGCCACTGGTCGATTTCAGTAAAGCCAATATCCATACTTGGTTTCGTAGCAGCACAGTGGATGACAATATAGTCAGTCCTCTTTCTTTCTTTCATCTAATGTTTCCTCAAGCCAAGCATCAGGCACACGCCCCTCACAATAAGCAAAGTTATACTTCTCTGCCCATTGCTGGTTCGTGAACCTTTTGGATTGAACTTTAGTGTTTAAGTTTTGGAATAAGAATCGAAATTCTTTGTCTGGATATTGGGCTTTAAGCAGCCTCATCTTTCGGCAGTCCTCATCCCTGAACCACCCTTTAGCTTCTATGTAAATGCCATTGGGTAGCTGAAAGTCAGGGAGGTATTTCCTTTCAACGACATAAGGTATTCGCTCATGCTCATATTGAAATTCAATACCCCTCTTGTTCAGATCAAAAGCCACACTCTTCTCAAGACCACTCCTGTATTTAGAAGTCTTCGTCTTCTTCTTCGCTGAAGTCACCGTCACTGCTGGTGTCTTCTTTTTCTGCGAACGGGCTGGTGTCTTCTTCAAAGGTGTATCCTTCTTCCGTATCAAACGGATTCTCTTCGCTGTTAAATTCACGAAGTTCAATTAACTGAACAGATTTAAGTCGTAGGGACACGCTGGCTTCTTTAGTAGACGCAAGCATGTAAGGGATAGTCTCAAAGGCAACTTTACATATAGAGCCATTGCCGATTGATAGTTCTTTAGTGATAGGTTGTCCCTTAGCATCGTAGACCACTGGCTTCTGTGTGAAGCTGTCGCCATTCTTCATCTCGACACGGGCCTTGAGTTTTACCTTGAACTCAATGAAGCCTGTCTCTTCACCGTCATCGTCAAGAAGCTGTTCGTAAGGTAGGCGTTTCACCATCTTGTTCTTCAGCTTGGGGTTCTTCTTTAACTCGCTGTTGTAGCAAGCATCCACCTGCTTATTCAACTCAGTAGTTAAAGCCTCGGCTTCATCTTCCTTAACCTTAAGGTTGATTGAATACTGACCTAGTGGGTTGAACTTTGTGTCAGGTGTAAACAACTTTACCCACTCCGCAGAGCCTTTAGGTGTTACTAACATTTTCTGTGCTGCCATAATCTGATACTCTCTTTATCGTTGGTACTTAGCTTCTAAGGTAGACACGTCAATGCCCTCCGCGAGAAGGGCCACTGTCATATCTAGTGGTACTGGTTGCCCATTGATGATGTAAAAAATCATAAGGGCTATCTGGTTTTCCATCTGCTACTCCGTCATTTCGGTACTGTAGTGTGTAACGGCACGTTAATGTTCTTTCAGCATTAGTGTGACAAGTCAAGCGTTAGTTAAAGAAATACTTAGAGTTAATTACTTCATTAATGTCGAGGTTGCCACGCTTAGGTGGTTGGTCTACTTCAGGCACAGACTTAAGCATCTGGTCTCGAAAGTCATTAATCACATCATGCTCGGTAAACATACGCACGTATTCCTCTCTCAAACATCTGCTTAATGTTGAAGCGTGTTTAACTGTTGTTGAAAATGAGTCGTGTATCATCCAGTAATTTTTTAAAGGAGTGGGCTGCGATTGGCATTTTAGGATGGTTAGAATCAAGAAACTGGAATCCAAACTGTGAATGAAATTGGGACAGAGTCCACTCGCTGCTTTCTTCTTATCGACCTTCTGGTAGTCAGGGTTGGACAACCTCGGACGCATCAAGTGACCGTCAATGTGGGTCTGTATTCTCAGGCTCTTGTACTCAGGATATTGCTGAATAACCTTAAAGCCTGAAGGTGTCTGCCAGATAATAGGTATCTGTAACTTCGACACATCCCTAGCAATCTTAGTCATCCAATCCATACACTCTTGTGCGCTAACAACACATTCACTAATAGATGACCAGATCACTTTAGCTAAGTAGAAGGTGCTTCTTATAAAAGCATCCTCATCTTTACCAAAGGGATTAATAGCCTTACCACTGTCAAACTTTTCGGTCAGCTTGTCACGCACTGAGTCCCTGCATGAGAACAAGGTAGCTGAATAAACTTTGGTCATCGTTGGGGTTTTAGTTAAAAAGCGTGTCACTAAACCTGACTCAAGCCAAGCCTTAGCCCATACAGACTCGTCAGTGGACAGTAAAGCTTCTTCCATTAGCTTACGCTCCGTTATTTCTGCCACGTCCCTATAGACATCTGCGGGAGTCTCAGA